GCGAACTTTGGTTATCACGTACAGGAAAGTTTTTACCGCAGGGTGATGGAGCTTGACGGCCATGAGGTCGATCGGTTTATCTTTATTGCTGTGGGGAAGGAGGCACCATACAAAGTAGGAATTTACGAACTCGACACCGAGAGCCTGAACGAGGGCGACGCGGCTGTCCAGTATGCGCTCGAGCAATATGCGATAGCGCAAGCCAACAACGAGTGGGGCTACGATTACGGGGAGTTAACGACGATCCGTATCCCGCCTTGGTCGTTCAAATTTACAGAGGCAAACTAAGTCAAGGAGACACATTATGCCAATTTCATTCGGATCAAGCGACGCAGACAACGCAGGCGTCTACATTCGCGGAAACCTACCGCAAAACCGCTGGTGGGCTAAGACAGAGGCTGGAGACGAGCCGATCGACATGGAGCGCGGTTTTGCGATCGACATTAAGCAGGTCGTCTTCGGATGGCTTCACATCGACGTGGGCGTTCGTGACTGGCAGCCGTGGCCATCGCCTAGCCAGAGCATTGCGAAGCCAAGCGAAAGCTATAAGCAAGGTTTTAGCGTCAAGTGTTGGCTTGCTGACGGGCGTGAGGCGGAGTTTAGCGGCAACTCTTACGGCCTGCGCGAGTTTATTGCGAAACTCTACAACAGCGCTGAGACGATGCCTGAGTTTGACATGGGCAAAGTTCCGGTCGTCCAAGTGACGTCGACTACACCTGTCGTCGTAGGCAAAGGCACGTCGTACGACGTCGGCTTTAACATCCGCACTTGGATCGATAAGCCTGCGGGCGGAGAGCCTGCGCCGGAAGCGCCTGCACCTGCGCCAGTAGCAGCGGCAGCCGCGCCCGCGCCAGCAGCGCCACCCGCCGCAGCACCAGCCGAAGGGAACAACTTCGGGTTCTAACAAATGTTATAACGTGTGGCGCTTAGGCGCCTCACGTTCCACGACGCACAGGGAAAACGAATGTCAGAAGCATATTTTAACAAGGTACTAGATGGGGCGGTGCACGACGTCATCGCATCCATGAAGGGCGGTAGAAACGAAAACCTAAACAAGGCAGCGTTTGCGATCGGGCGGCACGCGCACCTTTCACCGGCCAACACAGATAACGCAATCCTGCAGCTACACACTGCCGCGCGGCAGATCGGGCTCAAGGATTTTGAAATAAAGTCAACCATTGGCAGCGGGTTCAAACGCGGCGCTGAAAACCCAAAGCAGCTCGAAAACTCGGATATACAACCGTATATACCAAGCGAGCTTGAGCGGCTCATTGCGCGCCTATCCAGCCAAGACTTAATCATACGCGACGAGGAGACGCGCAACGATAAAATCAAGAAGGCGCAGGACGCGTGGGAGCGTGCCGTGCCTATCACGCGTGAAAACCTAAACGCCATAAAGCCGGCGCTATTGTACCTGCACTCGCGTGGCTTACGCGCATCGTCTGCCGTTGGCGTTGCAAAGTTTACGCCCAACGCATACGACGGGCCGGCGATCGTCTTCGCAGCGACAACGCCGGACGGCACGATTGAGGGCATCCAGCAGGTACTGCTCACGCCAGAGGGAAAGAAGCGCGAGGTCAACGGGATCTCGAAATACTCGCGGGGCGTCATCGCGGGAAATGTAATGCATATTGGCGAAACGCAAGGCGAAAAGCCAATCGTCATTACCGAGGGGCCGGAGGATGCGCTGAGCGTCAGGCAGGCAGTCGGCGACGACGCGGCAATCGTCTGCACATTCGGCAAGGCGGGCATGGCGACATATGTGCCGCCGCGCGCGTCAGACGTCACGGTCTGCGCAGATCCCGACTTGGACATCCACAAGTGCATTGACGTGCTAAAGGGCGACGGCAGCACGCAGGTACACGTCGTTCGCTTCGATCAGCTTGACCAAGAAAACGTCAAAGACGCAAACGACTATTTACGCGAGGCCGGCGAAACAAAGTTGCGTGAGGCGCTTGCAACCGCGCAACCTTATGCCGTGATGGCGGAAAAGCAGGCGCGGGCGGAGTACAGTTGGCCAACTGAGTTTGAGGTCATAGACCCCACGCTTATACCGAAGCGTCGTTGGCTGTACGGCAAACACTATATCCGTGGATACGTCAGCGTGCTTGCATCGCAGGGGGGCATCGGTAAGACGTCCATGCAAAACGTGGAGGCGGTTTCCGTGTGCCTTGGCAGGGCGTTGCTAGAGGAAGAGGTGCACGAGCAGTGCAACGTCTGGGTCGTCAACGGCGAAGATCCGCTGGAAGAGATGCAGCGTCGCTTCGCGGCCATTTTTATGCATTACAACATTAAGCCAGAAGAAATCCGCGGCAAACTCTTTGTCGACGCAGGGCGTGACCTCGACATACAGTTCGCAAAACAAACACGCGACGGCATTGTGACAGACGAAATCCGGTTAGAGCTGATGGTTGAGCGCATCAACAACAATAAAATTGGTCTGGTATTCCTAGATCCATGGGTGAGCTTTAATGACATCAGCGAGAATGACAATGTTGCAATGAACGCAGCGGTTGCGGCGGTTCGCTGGATCGCAGACCAAACCGGAGCCGCGGTCGTGTTGACGCATCACATCCGCAAGTCTAACGGCGAAGACGCGACGATCGACAGCGTCCGCGGCGCCGGCTCGCTGATTGGTGCAGCGCGTGCGGCGCGCGTCATCAATAAGGTAAGCCAAGAAGACGCGCTGAAGCTCGGCGTGAACGAGCGGGAAAGCCTCGGCATATTCCGCGTCGACGATGGCAAGGCAAACCTCGCACCGCCGGCGGCGAAGGCCGTGTACAGGCGCATGCACGGGGTGGAGCTGCCAAACGGCGAATACGTGGGCGTCTGCGTTCCGTTCAAAATGCCCGACCTCTTCGACGGGGTCAGCGCCAAAGACGCACAGGCCGTGCAGCGCCTGATCGGGCAGGCCGCCGAGCGGCAGGAGCCGTATCGTTTGGACGCGCGTGCGAACCACTGGGCCGGCAAGTGCGTCGCCGTGCAGCTCGACCTTGACATGGACAAGAAGCACGAGAAGGCGAAGGCAAAGGCTATCTTGGCCAAGTGGATCGAGACGGGTGTGCTAAAGGTGGAAGAGTGGCCAGATAAACGGCAGGGGCGTGACGTGCAGTGCGTCGTCGTGGGCGAGTGGATCAGCGCGTCGGAGATAGGGGGCTAATGTGGAAACGTTTAACCCTAAGATGGAAGCCATGGCCGCGCAGATCCATTATTACGCCAGTCGACGTGAGTGGGACATCACAGCGCGTGAGCTGGCAGACATACTCGGCGTGCATCACCTGCACATCATATCGATAACAAATCGTAAAGGCTGGACGCATCGGCTCAGACGCACTGCGCTCGATCGAACAGCGCCAAAGCTAACAGAGGGAGACGAGTGGCTATGATTGAATACACGTATAAATACAGCAATAAGAGCGAGGAGCGAAAGCCAGTCAACGAAAGTATTGACTTTTACGATGGTCGAGGTCGGTATGACATGGGCTTTAACGTCTGGCATGGTGATGCGCACGTCGTGTCAATTAGAGGCGCGACAGCACAAGATATGCTAGCCGCGTTTTTGCGCAACGCATCAACGCATCACCTGTATTACTTTAAGCGCGGCTTAGAGGATGAGCTGAAATGGAGGAACGGTGATGACTAGACCGTTTTACGAGACAGCCGAGGATCGCAAGAACGAGCGCAAGCTGGCGCATCTTATCGAGGTCAACTACAACTGCATCCTACGCAAGATGCCAATAAAGCTGTCTCTCGACTTCATGGCGATGCGCGACGGGCGTGCGGTCGCGTTCGTGGAGGCCAGACAGCGAAAGACGGCGATGCACAGGTATCCAACGTATATGCTGTCGCTCTACAAGGCGATGCAGGCGCGCTCACTCACGATGACGACGGGCTTACCCTGCTTCCTCGCCGTGCAGTGGTCTGACAAAGCCGGCATCGCACAACTTCCGCCAGCGCACGAACATATGCACGTGGAAATGGGCGGCACGACGCGCAGAGACGATCCACAAGACATCGAGCCTATGGTACACTTTGACATAGCAAACTTTAAGGAGCTGAAGCTATGACACAGATAGTACGTGAGATCCATGCAGACGAGGACGACCGCCTAGAGCTAGGGCGCATCGTGTGGGACGAGGAAGTCGAGGGCGCGGTCATCGAGTGGTGCGCAGACGAGATGCCGCTCATGTCGGAGGCCAGCGACGATATGACATTCGTGATGGAGGTGTTGCGTGGGCTCATGGCCGACGTGTGCATGGCGCAAGCGCTTAACCAAGCGCTGCTGAAACAGGGCTTCTCGGGGACGTATCACTAGCGTTTTCGGGTGGCGTTTTATGCTTCCTCAGTCTCCTCAGTTAAAGTGAGGTGGATTGAGGAAGTGAGGTAAAAGAGGCCGTTTTTATCTCCTCCTCAGTGTTTACGTATATATACGTAACTGAGGAGGAAGATACGGACTGAGGTGAAGTGAACTGAGGAAGATCGTGGAAGGAGTTTGCTGGCATGGCAAAGAAAGGTACGAAGGCGCGGGTTGGCTATAAGGACGTGAAGGCGCGCGGGACGTTGAATAGCGAGGAGACTAGGATCAGTGCTGGCGTGTGGGGGCAGTTGCGTCCGCTCGATGAAAAGGCGAAGACGAAGATAGCGCGGTGGGGCGATACATTGCCGGATCTGGTTCCGCCAGATTTAGCTGGACGCTTCGAGGCGGCATACGAGGCGCTCAGGGAGCGTGTGGATGCGGATGACGTGGTTGGCACCAATCAGATCGCAACGCAGCTCATGAGGGCGTGGGACGTGCTGGAGAAGACGGCGGAGGACGCAGGGCACAAACCGCTGCCGCCGCATGCGTATTGTGTGCAGTGCGAGGAGGTAATCGTGTGCTTCGCATTGCACGGGGCGGCGGAGTTGCGGAAGAAGTATCCAAGCTGGATCGTCTACAGCTTCGAAGACGCGGCGCGCATCATACGATTTGACTGGACGGAGACTTTCCTGAACAATGCGTTCAACATGTTTCCGAATGCAAAGGTGACGCGCATGGTGCGTGACGGAGATGATCGTATAAACTGGGATTTAGGAGGAGATGACATTCCATGGTAACGAGAGACGAGATACTGGCAATCGCAGGAGGCGTGATCAGCGGTGAGCGTGACGCGGACTACGGTGACGCAAAGGACAACTTCCAGACGATCGCGGCGCTGTGGTCGTCCTATCTGGATCACGACTTCACCGTGGTCGACGTGGCCAACATGATGATGCTGCTAAAGATAGCGCGCAGTAAGACGTCACCGCGCAAGCAGGATCACTGGGTAGACATATGCGGCTATGCCGCGTTGATAGGGGAGATCGTGAGCGATGGTCGGTGAGGTCGGCAAGGCAAAGATTGCGGCGCTAGAAGAGATCGGAGAGGACGAGCTGT